CAGTAAATCCTTGAGCAGCTTGTAAGAACTGATCACCTGCTCCTTGACCAGCCGTTGCAGCTCCAAGCATTCCGTCAAAAGCAGTTTGCGCTTGACCCATAGCCCCGGCCCCCGCTGCTGGTCTAACTTGACCCGTTGTAGGATCAATGACCATGTTTTGTGCAATACCTGTTATATCCTTAGACTCTTCTAAAAACGGCTTGTAGTCAGCTAAACCACCAGCCAAATCTTGTGCCTGTGTTGTAAGAGCATCTTGACCAGCTACAAAATCTTTTCCTGTAAAACTTTTTGGATCTACATAATAAGGACTTGTGTCTATGTTTTGTTCACCTGTAAAAAACTGGGCAAAATTTTCACCTAAGACGCCGACGTATTCCGGTGGTAACTGTTGTGTCTTTTGTAC